GGTCAGATGCACCGCCGCCGCCGCCGACCCCCCCGTTCAGCGGTGCGGCACCCCCCGACCCGCCGGCGTTACCAGCAGACTGGACACCAGGATTACCCTGGTTCGTGGTGCCGCCTGAGGAACCGCCGCCGTTACCGCCGAACAGGCCCGACCCGTTCGCCCCGTTACCGCCGTCGAAATGAATCGTGTTACTGGACCCTGTGCCGCCAGGACCGCCGGTGAACGCGGACCCGCCCGTCGCCCCGTTCGCGAGCACGGTAGTCCCGCCGAACCCGTTCGGCGCGAACGAGGTGTCCCCGCCGTCATTGCCGGACTGCCCGGTGATCGCCCCCGCACCGCCCTGACCCACATTGATCACGTAAACAGTGCCGGGATTCACCCCGTACAGCGGCTCTTCCGAGTACTCCCCGCCGCCGCCGCCCTCACCGCCCTGGGTGGCTGTCCCCCCCGACCCCCCCGACCCCGCTCCCCATGCCTGCACCCGCAGGGAGTTCACCCCGGTCGGCACAGTCCACAGGTACAGGCCGTTCGTTGCGAACGTCACAGCGGTGGCACCCTGCGTGTACCCGAGAACCTGCCCGCTGCCGTTCGTCATGGTGTGCACCAGCGACACTGCGGTGCCGCCGCTGATCACCGGGGTCAGCACGCTCCCGTTCGCCAGGGTGCTGCCCTGCATCAGCGTGGTGGCGTCCATGATCGCGCCGATCAGCGACACCGTGGCCAGCGTGCCGCCCGCCACGTTCAGCCCGGCCCCGTACGTGTTCCCGAACTGGTCGGTGCCGTCCGCAGCGGCCAGCGAGAAATACAGGTTCCCCGCAGAAGGGCTGCCTGAATAGCCGAACATGCCGCCGCCGCTGGTCTGCGACGCGAAATTCAGCTGGGAAGTGTTGACAGTCATTCCCCAGGCACCGATGGCATACCCGGGAATCATGCCCTGCGTGGAATACGGGAGCAGTGACGACGCCTGCGAATACGGGTCGTAAGCCGGGTAAGCCCCGTAAGGTGTTGTCACACACTCCTAGTTACTCAGCCACAGCAGCTCAAAATGGCTGTTGAAATTGTGGGTGACATCAGTAGTCCATGCGGTGCGCGCCTGAGACTGGTACATCATCGCCGGGGCGATCGTCTCCCCCTGGTTCAGGTAATAGCAGCCGATCGCGGTAGCGCCCGCCGGCTGGGTGCCCCCCGACACGAGCGGCAGCGACTGATACCAGTCCGGCTGCCCGTGACTTGTCGCCGGCGACGCGAACCCTCCCGACGTCGGCACGGAGAACCCTGCTGTGATCTGATCCGATGCGCCTGCCCCTGCGGTGACGGAGATTTCCTCCACTGCCAGGTACCAGCCGGCTACCTGCGCGGTGTACTTGTTGTTCACCGCTGACCAGCCGCCGTAATTGTCTCCTGTTGACCCGTGGACCAGGCCCCCGACTGCCTGCATCGTGACCGGCACGAACTGGTTCACCGTGCTTGACTGTGCTGTCGACTGATGCACCATCAGGTAGGGGCGGTTCAGGAGAAAGTTCAGGTCGTTCGCAATTTTAGTATTCATTATCCCGGCAAGCTGGGTAGCTGCCGTGCCGGGCGGGGTCGCAGCCTGGAACTGGAAGCCGGTTACCTCCGGGGGCACCCAGGTGAGGCCCCCGGAAGTGATCGCGCCCATCCACACCATGTTCCAGTGCGAGGAACTGACCGCAGACAGGATCTGCCCGCCGGTGGACGACTGGACGAACGTGGTGATGGTGTCCCCTGCGTTCAGGTCCAGGATTTTCGTGGCTGCCGCACCGTAATACTGGTTCTGCGCTGTGCCGTAGGTGTACCAGCCGCCGAAATAGTTCGTCGCACCCACCTTGAATCCCGTGGCGAACTGCCCCGGGACACCGCCGTGTTCCAGCACTGTCGTGCAATGGCAGAAGTACAGTCCGCTTAGCGGCACAACATAGTTCGTGCTCTGGCTGAACCCGCTGAAGTTGTCAATTACCGGGGTGTTGCTGGACCAGTTCAGGGTGGTGAGCGCGGTGCCGAGGATGCCGCCCAGCGGAGCCTGGATGCTCATCATCGGCGGGTAGTTCAGCAGCGCGAGAGTCTGCTGGATGGAGGAGTTCAGTGTCCCTGAAGACAGCGGGGTTGCCGCCCCGATCGACGTGATCGGCGACGGCACCGACCTGATCAGCAGGTTGTTCCCGGACAGGACCCCGCACCAGATTTCCCCCACACGCGGTGTTTCCCCGCAGGTACTGGTCACGTTCGACCTGACGGTGCCGTTCCTCCCGGTCCCGTCCGTCATCCATGCGCCCACGGTCAGGCCGCCGTCACCTGGGGTGCGCAGCACCAGGTCCACCGCGAACCCGCAGTTGTCATACACCGCTGAACCCGGCTGAACAGGGCCGATGTCCTGCTGCGCGGTTGTTCCCAGGTACCAGGCGCTGCCGAACGCAGACCCTGTTGTCTGCGAGAACGGTGACACCGGGACGAAGTTGAAAATCAGGTTCCAGCCGCCCTGCACCCCCGCGATGCCCGCTGACCCGGGAGCGACCGCGCCTGCTGACCGGAATTTCGCTGCATCCGCCGGGGCATCTGCGCCCACCCCGAACAATGCTGCGTTGTCCAGCACGGAAATGGCACTGCCGACGGTGCCGCCGAGGATCGTGGTTTTCCCGCCTTTCGGTGCGCCCAGCACCTGCGCGGTGGTGTACGTCTCGACCAGCAGAGGCCGGTTCGAGTGGAACAGCACCCCGTTAGCGGCGAAATAGGAACCGTCATACGTGTACATGTCCTGGTTCAGCTGGTGCGCCGTGATAGGCGAGAAAGTCTGCCAGGTAGACGGTGACAATGGCATTCTTTTATCCTTACCAGCTCAGGGACTGAGTGCCCGGCGTGTTCTGCCCCGACTGATCCGCGATCAGCGCCTGGTTTTCCGGGTAAACCGGGGAAATCTGGTACTTCGTCGTCCACTGTGACGGGCCGATATCATGCTGGATTTCCTGGATTGCCCCTGTCACGCTGAGAACTGCCCCGCCCACCGGACGGCGGTTCACCGTGACTGTCTGGTTCAGTTCCAGCCCGAGAATTGTCGGGAACAGCGTCGGGAACTTGCCCTGCCCCGCAGCCACGTTAATGGACAGCACCTGACTGCGCTGCACCGGCTGCTGGTACTTCGCAACCGACCAGTTCACCACGTCATTGACGTCAAACGGGGTCAGCGCGAACGACTGGATTTCCAGCCCGGACCTGTTGAAGTAATTCGTCTGGCTGGTATGGTCTGCCACCTGATAGAAAAATGTCTGGTCCGGGCCACGGTTCTGCGTCGCGTTCACCGTGTTGTAGATGAACGAGTTGTCCACGGAGAACGTGGAATCCTGCATGAGCGGCAGTTCCGTTGTCCCGTTGTCCCCGAATGTGGCAACCACCGGCTGGTTGTACCGCGCCCAGCGGATGACATAGACAAGACTGCCGTTCGCCTGGGTGAAACAGCGTCCGCCTTCCGTCTGCGTAAGCTGCTGCATGACATCCGCGCCAGTGCTGCCCTCATAGGAGTACGCCTCAGACATGAACGTGTTCTCAACGGTCCCGTAAGTGCCGTACCAGGCGGTACCGCCCCGCTTCAGGCCCAGCAGCCCCCATGTGAGCACCTGCGCGAACCTGCCCGGCGCGGGAATGTACCCTGACCCGTAGAACCCGGACGCGAAATGGTTGCTGATCTGCGCTGGGGTCAGCTCATACGGGTAGATGGCAAGATGCCCGGCCGCGAAGTTGAAACCGTTGTAAACGCACAGGTCAGACACGTCATAGGAGAACCGGGCGGGTCCCAGGGTGATCGCGCGGATCAGCGGGTGCGTCGCGATCCCGTTGCTGACCCCCACCCCCACCCCGTTCAGGTAACAGGACAGCGACTGCGCGTACAGGCCAGTCGGCCCGGACACCAGCACGAAATGCTGCGGTGCGAACGTGTTCTGATTGAAGTGGAGCGCCGCGCCGATCTCCGTGCCGTTAACGTACAGGCCGGTTGCCTTGGCTGTGTTCGACCCGGTGTTGATCCCGACGGTGATCACCCCGCCGACCGTGCCGATCTGCGGGGCAGCCGCGAAGAAACTGGACGGTCCCGCCCACGCGTTCAGCAGCGTGGTAGACGCCAGTGTCGTACCGCCCCAGGTGAACCAGAACTCCAGTGTCATCCCGGTTGTGTTCGTCGGGATGTTCGGATCGAAGTAGAACATGCCGGGACCGTTAGTGTTGGTTTCCGGGGCAATGTACGTTGAGGCACCCATCACCGTGTCACTGTCGCCCAGCAGGTTCAGCGCCTGCCCTGTCGTCGCCGGCTGGTCACTGCCGTCCCGGTACGCGCCGACCCGGTTGTTGCCCGGAGCCTTGTTCACCGCGATCAGCCCGTTAGCGTCAAGCGGGGCCTTGATCGGGTCCAGCGACTGGGTGGTGAAACTGTACTGCTCATCCGTCGCGAAGTACGCGTACGGGGAATCTTTCCGGATGTCCCCTTCCACGGCGGAAGACAGGGAGGTGCTCGCCAGCGGCCCGTAGGCGTCCGTGGCGACCAGCGTGGAGAATCCCCACTGCGGCATGTCCGGCCATTCCTGCGGCCACCGTTCCACGTACCCGAACGCGACCGGGTACTGGGTGCCGTTCCACCAGGCTGTCACCCGCACCGGCACGTTCGGGACAACGCAGTTAGTTGACACCAGGTTCGATCCGTTCAGGATCGCGCACTCATCTACGTAGAAGACAGTGGCAGCGGAAGGCAGGCCGGACAGCTTGGCGTCCACCCGGGCGAAGACAGCTGTTGACGGGGCCTGGGTGTTCACCAGCGTAACCTGCGTCCACACGCCGGCCGGGACGGACTTGCTGGCAGAAGTCGTGGAAATGAAAACCTGGCTGGCGTTGTACCAGTCAACGGAAACCTGTGTTGTGCTCCACCCGAGCGGGATGTACACCCAGAATGAGGCGGTGACGATCCCGCTGTTCAGCCGGATCAGCTGCGAGCTGATGAACGGGTTGCTCGTCACCCCGTCCGGGGTCACCTGCATGGAAGTCGTGCCGCTGTGCGCGAACGCGGTTGACGGTGCCATGACGGAGTTGTTGTTCGCCGTCCACCCGGTGGTGCCCAGCCCGAAGCTCATGTTCGGGTTCAGCGCGTTGCTCCAGTACGGGCTCGCAGTATTGCCGTACGTGAACGCGCCGTCATGATTGTCCAGGGTGAGGGTCAGCTCCCCGGTTTCCTCCTGGGAAATCTCGTACTGCCGGCCACGGGTGATCTTGATGCGTCCCTGGCCCTTGTCCCCGATGACCCGCGTGGAAATGTCCGTCCACGTCAGCCCTGTGATGTCCCAGGTGTAGTCAACGCTTTGCGTCCAGTCTCCCGGCGTGGCCCCGAACGCGGCCTCCACCGTGACCAGGGGATAGTTCGGGTTCGTCTGAAGCGGTGCCGCCGCAGTCAGCTTCAGGCCCACGATAAGACCCGACGCCGGCACTGTGTTCGCCCATGTAGGAGCGAACGGGACACCCCCGGCGGCATTGTTCGGGATGTACATCGAATAGGTGGTGGCCTGCGCGGACAGCGCCCCGCCCGCCGCCGCGATCCCCGACCAGCCGGACGGCACCGTCAGCGCACCGCCGCCGCCGCCCGTGGAAAGCACCCCGAACACAAGGTCGCTTGTCGTGGCTGTCCCCGCAGGGATCGTCAGGGCGGCAACCCCCGCCGTGGATACCGTGGTCTGCACGAAGTCGATCACCGGCGTACCGAAGCTGCCCGGCAGGTTGTGGACTTCAGCGATGGTGTACGAGGTGGCGTAAGCCCACCCGGTGAGCGCCACCGAAACCCAGGACACCTGACGGGGATTGTCGCAGAACCAGATGCTGCTGCGGGACACCCCCTGCGCCGGGGTGATCCCGATCTGCCGCCACAAGTTCCCCGCAGAGTCCGACACGTTCACCGCAGGAGCCTTGCCAGGGGCGGTGGCAGCGGAGAACGGGGACACGTTCCAGCCGATGAACGCGACCAGGCCCGTTGTCGTGCCGGTGCTGCTGATCGTGTACGGGACGTCATCCAGCCCGTAATCGTTGATCACGTTCCCGGACACGAAACTGTACACGAACGGCTGCGCCCCGGTAGCGGCCCGCCCGGACAGTGCCAGCGGCTGCATCACGTACGTGCCGGTGGCGGTTTCCGAGGTGAGCCGGTCCGCAGCGTTCGAACTGAACATGAACGGCTGGATGCCCATGCTGCCTGACGATGACTTCCCGGCCGGGCCGAGGAAGTTCGACGGGGACAGTGCGATGTCATCCATGTACATCAGCGGCTGGGACGGGTGGCTGTGCGTCCACCCGAACTCAACCTCAGCGACACCGCCGGTGCCACCCCAGGCGCTTGTCGCGTCAGTGTGCGACTCGATCACGCTGAGACTGTCACCCGCATAGTAGCTGATGGTGAACGACCCGTTACCTGCCGTGCCTGCCAGCAGGTACCACTCGATCCGGTACCAGGTATTGGTGGACAGGGCCGTGGTGAACGTGAAGATCGTCGTGAAGCTGGGATTCTGGAGAACCAGGTGACCGCCCGTGTCGATCTGGATGTTCCCCGCATTAGATGCGCTGGTGCCGCGCAGCTGAACGTTCGCGTCCACCACCGCCGGCAAGCCCGTCAGGTAAACGTAAACACGCCCGTACGATGTCAGCGTCGCGGGAATCGTGGTCCACCCGACGAAAGCGGTGCCGCTGCCTGCCGTGGTAGACGCCGCCATCGCCAGGGAACCGTGCGCCGCCTGCGTTGAGGAGAACGTCAGCGACCCGTTCGCCACCGTCGCCACGTCGAACGCACGCCCGGAAGCACCCCCGGAGTTCCCTGTGGTGATCGTGGTGGTGTTGGTGCCGCCCTCGAACGTGTTGTAGTAAAACGTGTTCGTGTCGGTAGCTGAGTTGCTGGTGGAAAACGCGGGGGTCTGCAGCACCAGCGCGCCGGTCACCGGATGCCCCGCCGGACCCATGTACCCGGTCGTGGACAAGCCCAGGTCATCCATGTACATAACATGCTGGTTGGCGAGCGCCGTGTTCCACCCGAACGAAACCTGGCTGATCGCCGCACCCACCCCGTACGGGCCTGAGGTGTCAGTGAACGTGGCCGTGATCGTGGTGGAGTCCATCGACAGGTAATAGTTCACGGTCAGCGATGCGGTGCCGGTAGGCCCGCAGACCACCTGCCATTCAACCCGGAACCATGAGCCGACCGGGACCGTCACCCCGACGCTGCTCCTGCCGCCTGAGGTGTTCTGCGTCATCAGCGCCCCGGCAGCGGTGATCATGACCCCGCCGCCGAACGCGCCGTTGCTCAGGAACTGGACAACAGTGTCATCTGAGGTCGGCCATGCGGTCATGAAGATGTAAGCACGCCCGTACACCACAGTCTGGTAGCCCAGCTGAGTGGACCAGAACACATTGCAGAGACCCGCATTGAATGTGGTGAACGCGATCATCGACGTGCCGTGCGCCGACTGCGAGAAGTACCCGGGGAAGATAAGCCCGTTCGGGTTCGGGTCCTGTATCGTCGTAACCCCGTCGAACGCGTTCGTGACAGCGGTCCCTGACAGGGCAACAGTCACCGTCTGCCCGCCGGCAGGGGGAGTTATGTCACAGTTGTTCACCAGGAACGCTGCGCTTGACGCAGGACCCGGGTACCCCTGAAGGTTCACGTTCAGGCCGCCGAGGTACACCGCCGGCTGGCTCGCGTGGTTGCTGGTGCGCCCGTAGTTGATCGTGTTGATGCTGCCGCCGGACCCGAACGCGCCTGCGGTGTCGATAACTGACTGGGTGATCGTCACCGAGTCCGCAGATGAGTAGTAGTTCAGGTTCAGCGACGCTGCCCCCGCACTGCCGCACACCAGCTTGAACTCAACCCGCGTCCACTGGTTCAACGGCAGGATCGGGCCGCCGCCGACCTCACCCGACGATGCGTTCTGCGTGCGGAGCTGACCGCTGGTCGCGATCATCACCCCGCCGCCGAACGTACCCGAGTTGCGGAACTCGACAATGTTGTCGTCCGCAGCAGGGTACGCCTGCATGTACACGTACACGCGACCGTAAATCGTCGTCTGCGACCCCAGTGATGCCGCCCAGGTAACCATCGCCACCCCGGCCACGCCGGATGTGGTGAACGCGCCGGACAGTCCCGAGTGGATCGCTGCCACATTCGAGTAGACGGCGGTGGCGCTGTTCGTGGTGGTAACCGAGTCGAACGCGTTCTCCCCGACACCGCCGCCGGAGTTGCCCGTGGTGATGCCGGTGCCGTTGGTGCCCTCGTTGAAGTCGTTTGACAGCAGCGTCGTGGTTCCCGGCCCCCCGGACGGGGAGATCACCCACGTGAACGACGCACGGCCGGCAGCAGAAGTCCCGTCCGTGGCTGTCACTGTGCAGTTGAACGTCCCCGCGACAGTCGGGGTGCCGGAGATGAGGCCGCTGGAAGCGTTGATCGACAGAGACGTCGGCAGCCCGGAGGATGTCCAGGTGAAAGTCTGCCCGGAAGCGGAGTCCGTCGCTGTCATCTGCAACGATGCGGCGGTGCTCACCACCCCGGTCTGCGACCCGGGATTCGCTACCGTGACAGTGTTGCCGGAGGCAGGGTTGATCGTCCACGTGAACGAGGTGGACCCCGCAGCTGAGGTGGTGTCCGTCGCGGTGATCGTGGGAGTGTAAACACCCTGGGTGGTGGGGGTGCCGGTGATCTGCCCGGTGGTGGAGCTGATGGACAGGCCGGTGGGCAGGCCGTTAGAAGAATAGGTGAGGGTCTGCCCTGCTGCGGAGTCCGTGGCGTTGATCTGAAGCGTCGCGATAGCCGACCCGGCTGTGCTCGACTGGGAACCCGGGTTGGTGACGGTGACAGTGTTGCCGGTCTGCCCGTTCGGGAACACATCGATGCTGACCGCAGTGTTCGCAGGGACCGTGTAGGAAATCGTCCCGCCGGAGAACCCTGCGTTGTGCACATCCTCCGTGATGGCACCGGGCGGGTTACCCGCGTTCTGCGTCTTCCAGACGTTGTACGTGCCGCTGGTGACCCCGCCGGTCAGCGTGATGCCGATGGAGAGCGCCTGGCTGGACCCGGACTTGTTGACGATGACGATCTTGTTGCTGTCCGACGCGTAAACGGACAGCGTGCCGAAAGCCAGCGTCGTGGAAGCGGACACGAAATGCGCGCCGTACTTCTTGAACTGGCCGTTCATCCCGCACCAGATGCCGAGACCCCAGTATGCCGGGAATTTCGTGTACTTCCCGCCAGGCATGTTGTTCTGGTTGGAACCGTCATTCATCATGCCGAGCGCGCCGTTGGCGTCCGAGTACATCGTCGCGTGCCCGCCGGCGCTCAGCGCCATCCCGATGTTGTCAGCGATGAAACACGTGTTAGTAGCCGAGTAAAACGTGTTGTCATTGTTGTAGGACGAATGCCAGTTGAATTCCTCAATGCCATAGTGAATGCCAGCCTTGTAACTAGGCATGTCATTCTTCATGTGGTTGTACAGCTGCCGCCCGGTCGGGTACGCGGAACCCGTCGAGTCGTCAGTGTTCGCCCCGTCGTACGCGTGGTAGGACATCGTGCCGATATTGGCTACGCCTGCCGACCACTGCAAAAGCGGCGCATCCCAGTGTCCCGCAGTCGGGATGCCGATGTTGATCGTCGGATCAGCCGTGTGCATCGCCGCGAGCGTTGCCGACGCTGATCCCTGACCGCTGCCGGACTGGTAAATGCCGGTGCCGCCGCTGAACTCCGGCTCATTCCCGATCGACCAGTACTGAATGCGCCCGCCATGCTGACCGCCGTTGTCATTGAAAAAATGAACAAGCGACCCGCCGTCAGCAGGCTGGAAGTTATTGTCCGCCGTGTTCCCGTTGAATGACACCAGCGGGATCGCGCCCATGTTCTTCACCGCGTTCAGTAGCCCGCTGGCCGCGCTCCCCCCGGAGCCCTGCTGTCCGGGGCTGCCGCCCGCACCGTAACTCGGATTGCCGTTGTACCAGGCCAGCGAGAAACGAATGTGCCCCACCCCGAGCGCCGCCAGCGCCGCATTCCATGTGTTATCGCTGACAATGGCGACAATTCCGCCGTTGTTAAGGAACTCTGAACACACGAAACCCGCCCCTAGCGGGTCCGTCGTCGCGACGTTCTGCGTGAAGTTGACAGTGACGTTATTCGCCATTACGCGATCCTAAAGATTACGGCTGAGCCTGGGTCACGACGAAAGAGGAAACCGAAACGGTGTCGCCAGCGGAAATTGATGTCGTGTTGAAGTTCAGCTCAGCAGCGGACGTAGCGCATGCACCCGTGGAAACCACTGTCGCGTTATCCGACTTGAACAACGCGAAATAGCCGGCGGTGCCGGTCGCGCCTGCGGTCGCCGCAGTGATCGTGTTCGCTGTCATCGACCCGCCTGACCCGGCTGCACCCGCAGTCTGGAAAGCGGTAGCGCTCATCGACAGGGACGCCAGCAGCGTCCCCGTCACCCCTGCGTCCACAGCAGGCTGCGCACCCGTGTAAACCTTCAGGAACCCTGAATTCATCAGCGCCCCGTAAGCATTCAGCGCAGTCGTGATCCCGGTATCGTAAATATGCGAAGTCATTCTCTCTCCTTAAAGCGGGCTCCAGCCGCCGTTAACACGCCCGCTGTTGCGCAAGTTATAACGAACGGTCTGCACCTGCAGGCGGTCCCACAGGTTGTCCATGGCAAGGTCACCATGCAGGTGCACCTCAACACCGCCATTGCCCCCGGCACCCGGAGGAGTGACCATTTCCGGTTTCCCGGTGCCGTTATAGGCAAGCGTCAGCCCTGGCATCAGGTAACCGCCGCTGTCATAGCCGATGTACTTCCCGCCCCTGTCAAGGCTCAGGATGCCGGGAACGTTGAACACCGTCCCGTACCGCGCCTCGATATACCGGATAGCCGCAGCGATGTTCGCAACCGGATCGTAAATATTGAAACTGGTCCCCGCCTGGTGATTCCCCAGGAACGTGCTCATGATGACCTGCATGATCCCGCGAGACGGATCTCCGGCAGCAGCATTAGAGTCGGACAGGTTAATCGCGTTCGGGTTCTGCCCTGACTCATAGAAAGCAATGGTCAGCAGGTCAGGCAGCCAGGACTGCGGGACACCCGTCAGCGACATTGCCTTAGCCATCCATGCCATCACTGACCCTGACGGATGCCCCGGAACTGAAATCCCGTTCGCTACCGCCTGCGCCTGGGACACCTGGTTCTTGAAGAAGGAAACCACTGACTTCATCTCAGCGGCCATCGCTTGTGAAACGAAATTAGATGCGTTGTACGCGGTGAATTCCTCCGGTCCCGCAGGACCCACGAACCCGCCCGCAGCGAACCCCGGAACGCCCTTGCTGCGCATCAGCGGCGCGACCATGTTCGTCAGGTGCTTCGGCACCACTGTCTCCCCGGGTTCCAGCAGCGCCGGCACTGAGTCCCCGCCTCCGAAGCCGGGAATCCGGCCGCCTCTCGCCATTCCCGCGAAGTGCAGCAGCGCGTTCTTCTGCCCCGCAGGGATCGCCAGTCCCGCGATCGTCGCGACGACACCGCCCGAACCGCTGGCATGCGCGGTGATGTTCGTGTTCACGTTCTTCGGCACATGCGACAGTGCGGGAATCAGGTTGTTCCAGATCTGCGCGGCGAGATGCTCCGTCTTCCCCTTCGCGTCATCGAAATTGTTGCTCAAGTGGTGCACCGGAGGCTCAGTCTGGCTGAACGCGCCGGTCAGTTCCTGCTCAATCTGCTTGACCTCAACAGCCTTGAACCCGTAATGCTCCAGCGCCTTGGTCAGCGCATCCTGGGCGCTCTGCGTCTGCGGTGCCTTCGCCCCGTACTGGGACAGCGCATTCGTGTAGTTCTGCGTCAGGCCCGTGATGTTCGACGTGGATATCCCCGCCTGCGCGATGGCGTTCAGCACATCCGTCTGGAGCGTGGACGCGAACGTCCGTGCCACCTGCGTCACGTTCGACAGTTTCTGGGTGAGCGAGTCGATCATCCCGGAGAACTTGTCCGATGACGTGGCGTTCTTGTCCACCCAGTCTTTCAGCGCCTGGAACCCGCCGACAGCAGGCCCGCCTGCCTCCTGCGCCAGCGCGGACACCTCCGCCAGCGCCGCCTTCGACTTCGACGCGTACGGCAGCAGCTCCGCGACCACCGTCGCGACCGCCTCCGTGTACTGCTTCTGCGACAGCACCCCCGCCACCGATGCGACACGGAAATTGTCAAGCAGCGTGTTCGCCTGGGTGACAGACTGGTTGAATGACTGCCAGATCTGCGCGGACGACCCGCTGAACTTCGTCAGCGCCTGCGCGATCTGGCTGACAGTCAGCTGAGTGCCCTGCGCTGTCGTGGAGAACGCCGCGATCTTCCCGCCGACGGTCGGCGCGATGTTGCCGAGCTGCTGGAAGTCCAGCAGCAGCTGCGAGTAAGCGCCGGTGAGGCTGGTGGACAGGCCGATGAAGTAATCCCAGGCGCTGTTCACCTTCCCCACCTGGGAAGCCTGAATGCCAGCCTGCACATTGAGCGCGTTGATCGTGTTGTTCAGCGCACCGCCGGTCAGGTCCATCTTCTGGTAGCCGAGGAGCAGCGCCTGAATCTGGAGCTGCGCTTGCTGCGCCGCCTTCGACTGGCCGACGAACCCGTTGACCAGCTTCACCCCGGCCATGTCCGCCAGTGCCAGCGCATTCGCGTACGTCACGTGGTACGTCTTCGCGATGGCGTCAGCACCCTGGATGACAGTGAAGTTCTGGGTAGCGAGCTTCTGCTGCTCGTTCGTCAGTTCCTCCACAGCGCCGCGAGCCTGGTTGACTGCCGAAGTGTGGAGTGCCATGCGGGCTGTGCCGGTCAGCATTTCAGTCGAAACGCTCCTCGTGGCGGTGCTCAGGTTCCGCTGGGCACCCGCGAGCGCGTTCGATGTTTCCGCCATGCCCTGGGAGATACGGTTCATCACCGTCAGGTTGGTCGCGGCGGTGACCGCACTGTTAATGCTGCTGACCAGCTGGTCAGTGGCGTTCTTAGTGTGCATCATCCAGATAGCGAGAGCTGTCAGGCCCAGCACGCCCAGAGCAATCGCAGCACCCCACGGGCCGGACATGAAGTCAGCTGCCGCACCCAGCGCACCGACCATCTTCGTGGCCGCCGCATCCGTCTTGGCACCCAGCACGCCGATCTTCTCGCCCATCGCGACGAAGTTGATGATCGCGCTGCCAACGCCGGTGATGATGTTCGCGACCATCATCCCGAAGTTCATCCCGATCTTCGCGAACACCGGGATGCCCAGCGTCCCGACCAGGGCAATAGCCCGTCCGATCATTGAGAAGATCCCCGCGAGCACCCCGGACCAGCGGTACAGCTCCTCAATCACCATGATCACGTAAATCAGCGCCGGGGGCAGCTGGGACACCCACTTGATCAGCTGGGTGAACATGTCGATCAGCCGCAGCACGATCTCCGCAGCACCCGGCATCGCCGCCGCGAAGTTAAGGATCGCATGCCCCAGGTTCCCGAAGATCTGCCCGAACTCACGCAGGTCCGTCATTGAATTCGCCAGCAGGCTGTTCAGCGCACCCATGTTGCTGGACAGCTCAACAACAACCTTCGCGCCGAACTGGTCCAGCATGTGCGTAACATCCAGGCCCAGCTGAGCGAACGGGGAAAGCCCCTGGGAGTTCAGCTTCCCCATCGCCGCGTTAGCACCGAGGATCGCCTCGCCGAGCAGCTCGTACGCACCCGGGTTCGCCATGTTCTGCGCAAGCTGAAGCGAATGCCCCAACCCCAGCACATCACCGGCCGTCTTCCCGAAAATGCCGCCCATCGCCTCAGTGGCCGTCTTCACGGCGACGATCTGCGGGACAACTTTCTCCGCAAGCCCCTGGTAAAGCACCGCCGCTGCGGCCCCGGCTGCGTACATGGCAGGGATGAACACGGCCAGGAACTCGAACACGCCCATTACGATCAAGTGCAGCGCCTGCGCGGACAACCCGAAGATGACCGCCGCGCCGCCCATCCCGAACGCGGCAGCTCCCGTCGGGATGACCATCGCGCCTATGGAACTGCCAGCCTGCTTTGCCGCTGTGGCCAGGGCAAGCATCGCGAGACCGCCGCCGTCCGACGCCCGCTTCACTTCCCCGACAACGCCGGGCATGTCCTTGAGGACGCCTTTCTGCCACTCCAGGGTTTCCCCCGCCGCACGGGTACGGGCAGCCATGGCCAGTTCAGACTCGCCCATCCTGGCGATGACGTCATCGATCTCCGCCATCGCAGCTTCTTCTTCTCGCAGCTGCGAGGCGTACACCCCTGCCTGCCTGCCCGCATCTGCCTCCGCACGGGCAATGTCTTCCAGCTCCAGGCCCATCGCGTAGATAGCCTCAGCGACCCGGTTCGCATCCCTGATCTGCCCCGCAGTTGCAGTACGCAGTTCCGTCTGCGCCGCAGCTGCATCCCGCGCAGCTTCCGCCTCAGCGTGAAGCGCACGACTGATCCGGATAATCTCATCAGCTGCGTCAGAGCCCCCGCCGGCGGTCGTCACCGTTTCCACAACCTGCTGCACCGAAGCGACGTCCGGGGCGTTACCCTCAGTCGTAATCCGGTAAATAACATTGACGACCTTGGTGTCAGGAAGAGAGTTGATCGCGGTGCGCAGCTCAGCGATCCTGTCAATGTCTTCCCGGATCGCCGAAGCGAGACGATCAGCCTGGTCAATCATCTCCTGCAAAGCAGAAAGAAAACCAGACGCATCAGCATCAAATGACTCGCTAACCGGGGGCAGATCAGGCGCACCAACACCTCCTCACGCAGTGAAAAAACCACGGATCTCACGGTAAAACGCATCAGCAGCCGCCCGGGAAAGCGACCCGTCCTGGATCATCTGCACCACCGTCGGCTCAAAATACGGGTGCGCCGGAACGTAAACCTGCTTCATCCACCACGAACCCCGGCTGTTCACCCAGTGCATGTACGCGCTTGTCCTCGCCCGCGCGAACCCGCCGAACTCCTGCATCGCCGCGTACCTCGCATACGCCCCCACATACGCTGTCGCCAGCACCGAACCTTTAGCCGGCGTCATCCGCACGGACCGGGCCAGCTCCCCCGACGCATACGCAGGCGGCCGGCCCGCCATCGCCTTCCAGAACAGACCCGGAGGGTGAACCGTCTGCCGCAAAGTGACACTAACCACACGATCCTGGAAAGCACCCGCCATCGCATTCGCCGCCGGAGCCGCACCACCCGCAGCAGCATCTTTCAGTGCACGCAAATAGGCGGGGAGGGATGCAGTATCCATGCATACCCTCCCCGCCTATTAAAAACTCTTGTCAGCGACGCGACATCCGGGACAGAAGCTCCTCCACAGCTGGCCCCATATGCTCCACAGCCACCTTATCCACATCATATTCACGGGCGAACTGCCGCAGCTTCCCCGGCTTCACATCCGCCCGCGCAGCATACGCATCCTCATACGCCTGCACCAGCCCCGGCACAGCCGGACGAGTCCACCAGCCCTTATGCACCCCGTTCCAGAACGGTTCCCCGTCCACCTGAATCCCCAGCGGATTCAGCTCCTCCATCGAAGAGCAGCGGGTAGTGATAACCGGGCAGCCAGCCGCCTGCGCCTCCATGATCGGCAACCCGAAACCCTCACCATAGGACGCAGCGGAAAGCACATCGATAACGTTGTACCACTCATTCAGATCCTGCTGGCTGATCTGCCCCGCCGTATACCTGTACTGATCGACAACCCGCACCTTATCCAGGATGCCGATGTTCTCCGCGAGCGCCTCAAGATCCTGCCCCCCATCCTGATGCACCCCAGAATGAAGAGTCATGATCGCATCAGGATGATTCCTCGCGAACTTCGCAAAAGCCAGCATCTGCTCCGGGAGAGCCTTACGGATCGCATCATTATTCGCACCATTGATACCGATCACGAACTGATCATCATCAATACCGCATGACTCACGCAGCTTGTCCCGGTCCGGCAGCCACCGGAACACCGTCGTGTCAATCGCATGCGGAACATACACCGAGTCATAACCCGCCTGCCGGAAATTACGCTGCCCGAACTGGCTCATCGCGATCAGCTGAGCCCCCGAAGCATCCACCACCATCCGGTCAGCCAGCGACATCGGCCTGCAATCCGACGGCAGCCAGTGCGCAATCGGCAGCTCCCGCAGAATATTCGGGTCCATCACCCACACATCACCCAAAGTGATGATGAGATCCGGCTTCACCATCAGCGCATGCTGCCCCAGAGACGTAGAACAGTACGCATTCCCGAACCCCGGGTACACCGGAATCCCGTTCCACTGGGTAGCACCCCCCTGAATCCCCCAGTACGAGGAAATCGATACCTCATGCCCCATCTCTTTCAGCTTCGTCGTCCATATCGCCGTCTGAGTACCGTACCCCGACGGAGCCCACGGGCTGCAAGAATGCCAGAGAATACGAGCCATTCGCCGCTCACTTCCTAATCGCGATCCTGCTCAAGTGCAGCTTGCACAGCTTCCTCAATGATAGGAAGCCACTCCATCTCATCCAGGTGCAGCTCATCCACCTGACGGGGATGCCAGTTCCGTGCCCGTGCATACCAGTTATACACAAGCATCTTCTGAGGGAAACCCTCCGGGTAAGCCGGCTGGAACTCCGGACGCCCTCCCCGCATCCGGTAACTGAAAACCTGCGCCAGCTGGCCTACTGCTTTTTTGGGTCGCCCTTCACAGACGTACCTGAGATCTTGTCCATCAGCGGCTGAACCGCGTCAACCAGCGCCTGGTAATCATCCAGGTCAAGCAGCTCCCCCAGGATCACGTCTGCTGCCTGGAAGCTGTTGTCCTTCGGCACCGGCACCTGGAACGACCACTTCTCAATGATCCGGCCCAGCAGCGCATTCCGCTGATCATTGATCATCCCGAGAGAAGCCCGGTTCCCCTCACTGCGGAATTCCAGCATCACCGCATCCTGCACATGGAAACGGTCACTGGCCTTCAGCTGATCCCGGTACTCAACCCATCCGCCACTTGGCAGCTCAACACGTGCCATTCGCAGTCCCTTCGCTTTCCTCGTATTAGACATGAATCAACCCCCCAGCAATAGCCGGGGGGTTGACCTGTTAGTAGGTAGGCGTGGCATTCACAAGCGTGATCGTGCCCGGCCCGAGCCCCCCGGAACCCCCGACATCCGTAGAGTTCGCGATGCCCTCAAAGCTGTTCGCATAACCGAACAGCGCCTTGGAACGCATCGGCTTCGCCTTAACATTCGCAAGCTGCGACATAGTGAACGTCAAAGTAAACGGAGTACCCGAGTTCGGGATACCCGAGTTCGTCACAACAATGGTCATCGGAGCCTGCGCATTCAGCAGCATGTAGTCCAGCGGCCACTCATTGATGGTCGGGTCATACTGAATCGTGCCGTCCACATTCAAAGGACCACGGGCGATAACCAGCGGCGTCTGAGTACCCTGGACAGTCCAGTAAACCTGCGTCTGCCGCTTGAACGAAACACTGAACTCGCCGACATCCGTCATAACCTGGTTGCCGCCAGGACCGATAGTTGAAACAGTGCTGTTCCAGTTAGGAATCGGCCGGCTATTAGTCGTTATGTTCGTAGGGGCGGAAGCAGAAGGCCATGGCTGCGACAGGAACGAGTCACCCGACATCTTGATGCCCAACAACTGCTCCGCATTCCCGGAGAAGTCAAGCTGCTTCAGAACCGAGAACGGGTAGTACCTTGCACCGAACGGGTTAGTCGCCGCAGTACCGTATGTTGCGTTCGTGAACGTGCTGACAATGTTAGTGACGTCAGTGAACGTATGCGTCGGCGGCTGAGCACCGAAAGCGCCGCCATACCCGAGCTGTGAGTTCAGTGCCGCGAACTTATGCGTATACGGGGAAGTAACAGTATTGACAGTCGCGGCAGCATGCGCGAACCGCAGCGGGTTGTTAGTGAAACCGACAACATTCGATGCAGCCGTCGAAGAGATAATCACCACTTCAGCGCTGGCACCCGTGCCGATCTGGATAACCGCACCTGCCGTGTACTGCGTCGGAGGCGCAGACGCCAGCGTCATCAGCGTGTTCCCGATCGGCGCAGTCGACGCCGACATGGTAGCCGCATTCGTAGGGGTGCTGCCGATCGTGGACAGGTCCCCGAACACGTTGTCGAAGAAGTACCCGTGGCTGTCCAGGAAGTTCGGGCCGCCGAACGAGAACGTCGCCGACTCAACACCGAGCGTCTCGTAGAACAGGTCAGTCATCGCGCCACGGATCGACTTGTCCTGAAGGAATTTAGGCGTGTCCTCAGGCTCAAACGAGCCCTGCTCCAGCGGATGAGTGATAACAGGAAGAACCGGGACGCCGCCGGTCAGTTCCCGCGCAACACCCAGCCAGGTGAGGACGCCAGGATAGATGTTGGGACCGCCAAGGGCCACACAGCTCCTCTGCTAAAACGTAAACGTCAGCCCTCGTCAGGCTGACTGTTCTTCTTCCCGGCGTCCTCCGCCGGAATCTCAACCGGGGCCTTCACTTCACGGCCGGTACCTGCCGAGAACCGGCCGTCAGTCGGCACCGCAGGCCGCGCAACCGCATGCCCGTTATTCGGAACAAAGTTGTAACTCTGCCCCGGCACGCAAACCAGTGTCTTACCCGTAGCCGTGTCAATGTAATCCATGTAGGTCATGGTCACATGACCGTTGAAAACAGTAGCCATAACCATCCTCCTACGCGTTGATGATTTCCCAGACCGGCAAAGAAATCAGGCAGTCATACCGTATCCAGCGCTCATCCTCCAGCGCCTCAATACCCGGCGTCCACCGCATCTCCTCCCCCACGTTATAAATCGTGGAGGTAATATTCAGGTTCGGGTCAGTCACATACGCCGGGTTCGGCTGACTGTACCGCAGCGCCGCCAGGATGGCATCAATCATCCCAGGGAAAATCGGGTCAGACTGCTGCGCATTGTTAATCGACATCCACGTCAGGTAGATGTCCATGTTATGCATCAGCCCTTTAGTGCCCGACGCGGTGCCCTTCCCCGTATTACGGGGCACCGTCCCCCCCAGACGGTCCGACCTGTTCTCCTCCGACGGCGCAGGCCAGATGTAAATCGCCGGAATCCTCGCCTGCACCCGGGGGTCAGGGGGAGTCACGAACGCGTTCGCCGCTGGCTGCCCGTACGGCATCTGCAACCCGTCCAGCAGCTGCAGCAGGTAAGACTGGACCGACACAATCGGCACTTATCCCAGCCTCCCCCGGGCAATAGTCACCCAGCCGTGATTATACGCCACCACTAAACAGACCGCATTTACCGTGCCCGCCAAGCCGTCTGAGCCTTCTGCGCCCGCCCGGCCTTCTGCGCATGAGCTGCCTTCATGATCCGCCCCGACGGCTTGTACGCAACCTTCTTCTTCTTGTTGACGCTGGTCGACACCGCATGCCGGGTCTTCTTCTGACAGACCACCTTGTGCTTCAGATGATGTATCAGCTGCTTCTTCGTCTTCCTCTTCACCGGCTTGTGCACCAGCTTGTTGATCTTCTTCTTCGCTTTCACCTTCGGCGCAGGCTGATGCACCAGCTTATGCACCACAGCCTTCTTCTTCGCCTTGCCCTTCACTGGCGTCTTCTGCTTCACATGCACAATGCGCCGGGTAGGAGCCCGCCCGCAAGACATCAGATCGTCCTTCTGTACGGATGCAAAAGCAGCTCAGCTTCAGCATTCAACGTGGAAATATCCTGATCCGAACTCGCCGAATGCCCCCCGATCGAATGAATCGTCGTGGACGTAGCCCCGCGCACCAGCGCCTGAGCACAGCAAAACAAAATCGCCGCCTGCTCAACAGCCGCAGGAATAGTCGTGATCAGCGTCCCCGCCTGATGCGGGTAAACCGTCGGCGAAGCGAGAGTCAGCGTCCCCGGGCCGGAAGTCGTAGACGACGCCGTAATATGAACAGACTCCTGCCGGCCCGCATCCTTGATAACACCAGTCGCACCCGTAATGGTCGTCTGATAGTTAGACACCGCCCACCCGGTCGTGTCATTCACCGTGATCGTGGACGCCCCAGCACTCGCAGTAACGGAAATCTCCGAATGCGGCCACCCGTTAATATAAGAAATCTGAAGAATGTACCCGTTCCTGCCCAGGCACCTGTCCACATACCCCGGAGCGATCAGGATCGCCTGAGACCCGTTCGCATCACTCGCCGGCGCAACACTGTTATACAACCCGAAAGGCGGGTACTCCGGCTCCGCGAACCCGGCCGGGAGCGTCACCCAGTTCCTCGGCCACGACGCATTCGCAGACACCTGCACCTTCGTCACACCCAGGATCGGCCACCGCGCCATAATGCACCGCGTATTCGACCCCGCAGTCCCCCAGTACGGAGTAGCAGTACCACCCCCCGCAGCAGGTCCCACCGTCACCCGGTAATCAGGCCCGTGCAGAACCTCAGTATCCAGTGTCGCCCGCAAAGTCTGATTGCAATATTGATCGGCCATTGCCGTCGCCCGCTGGCACAGATTCCACAGCTCAGACGCATTCGCAGCAGGATCAAACGTCGGAGTAGCCGGGATAGTCGAGAAGTCAATTCCGGTAGGTGCGTTCTGAAGGATCTCAGGAGTGACATACGGGATCTGGATCAGCGGCAACGGCGTAGTCACATCGGCTCCTGTGATAAAGTCAACGCTACCCGACCAGTAGGTACGGCAGGTTTGGCATGGCTGGGTTCGATAAGGTTGGGCGAGGTCGGGTGCTGTCAGGTAAGGCAGGTTCTAAATGCCTCCGCGTTCATTAGCAGCGCGGAGGCATTTAGAACAATAATACGCCCCATCCACCCATTTCGAATGTTTCGCGCAAACATCGTCACCGCAGCGAGCGCACTGCGCAATAGGTGCGGAAATCCGCGCTGACCTGCCCCTTTTCGGTCCTCCGCACCTGCGGCACAACCCTGCAGCTCTCGACAAAAGCTCCCCCTATGCGATACCCAAACGCGCCATCATCTGCGCTTTTGTCCCGTAATCCGGCAAACCCCGCTCCTTGCACCGCCGCTTCAGCTCCGCCAGGCTCAACTTCACCGGCTCCGCAGCGGGCAGCTCAGCGGCTGCTTCCCGTCCGCCCATCGGCTTGCTGCATTCAGAGCAGTATTTACTGCCTGCAGCGTTCTCATGCCCGGACGGGCACTCAGTGGTGCCTTTCAGCACACGAGGATCAAAATTCTGCTCCAGCAGCCACATTGCATTCGCCGGGATATCAATTCCCGCCGCCCTGGCTGCCGCGAGAGCCTTAATCCATTCCAGCTCTTCATTTCCGAGCTGCTTGCGTCTGCGCAAGTGCACACGCTCATCCGGCGTTTCAGGAATGGATTCCTCAGTTGCGGACCAGCAGGGATCAGTGTCCGCGACTCTTTCTTGTGTCGGCAGAAGGCCAACTTCTTTGTCGCCAGGTGTGTACTGGAGGCGGGTGCGTCCGCCGCCTTTCAAATACGTTTCACAAGGCTGGCAGTCCAGCCGCCAGACTTTAGCGGGTGCACCGTTGCGGACGGGTCGGGTGTGCGTGGTGCCGCACCCTCCGGACGCAACCGGCACAGCGACGCTCATCAGGTCACTGCGGGCGTGCAGGGACATGCGCTCCTCCTCAAAGAGAGTGTTGACAAAATCCCCGACTCGGGTGTATGATTCGGGGAGTAGAAAGGATGAACATGAAACTGGAAATCCAAGACTGGGACGACCGCAGCGGGCAACCCGAACCAGGACCCCAGTCATTCGGCTACGTCTACTTCAGTGACGGCTCACGCGCCGGCTACTCACCAGGCGTCGAAGACCAGCCGCCCATCTGGGAACCCCGCACCAACGGCGGCGGCCAGTACCGTCCCATCACCCGCAAGCACATCACCCTCGCAGCCGAGTTCCTCGCCTCAAAAGGCATCCTGGAGGGATAAGCCATGGCAGTTACCGTCACTCAGCGTTCCGTCATCAACCAGGACGTACCGTCCAGGCTCCTCGCCGTCACGCTTCCCCCAGGAACAACCTTGGAACGATTCGTAGAGCAGGAAACAGACAGGCTGAAGGCCCTGTACCCGAAGCCGAAAACCCAGTCCGTGGAACTCGGGCCGGAACTCGCAGAAATGCTCCAGATCGCCCGGTATAACCGGAACTACTGGGAAGAGCGATACCAGCTGGTCAAGCTGGCATTGCGGGAAGAACTCGGCTTCGCCAAGAAAGGCACCAGCGGCGGAGTTCCATTCGTTGACCGCAGGCAATTCCCGGTAACCGGATACGAAGTCGAGCCTTTCGAGCAAGACGGAATCTACCCGCTGTAAATAGGAGCAACCAGTGAAGGCAAGTAAGAAAGTCGTCGGCATCATTGCCGGCACCGCAATCGTCACGGCACTCGCCGGGGCAGGAACAGCCGCATACGCTGCTGCCAATAGCCCGCGCACCGTCCAGACCCTCTACTCATGTGAGAATTCAACAAGAACCCTCAAAACCGCACTCACTGAGCACAGCCAATCATGCCCCGTCGGCATGAACCTCGTCCAGCTCAACACCGGCAGTAAGGCCGGCGGCCAAGGCCCCCAGGGACCCGCAGGACCCCAGGGAATCCAGGGCCCGAAGGGTGACACCGGCGCAGCCGGCACCAACGCCCAGGCGCTCCCCTACGGCATCGGCCAGGTACTCGTAGACCGTGGAACCGGCCCCGCAGTCTGGGAAACACTCAGCACCACACTCGGCTCGCCAGCCGGCGACACCACTGGCGGATCATTCCGGTTCACCTGCAAGACCACCGAATGCCAAGTCAGCGCTAAGGCATACGCCACCGCCACCGGCTACCAGGCTTACCCGCGCATCATCCTGCACAAGCAGCTTGCTGACGGGGCCATGGCCTACTGCGAGTACGCAGACGGCGCGGACAACAACGGATCATCAGATCCAGTCGGGACCACCGCCACAGCGGTCACGCTCGGTATCGGCGGAACCCTGGACTGCGGCAGTACCCAGGCGTACCCAGCGAACGGTGTCGCCGCTGAAATCACTGTTCCGGCCAGCACCTACTACGACGTGGACGTAACCTGGACCTTCACCAAGGTCAGCTAGGTTTCGTCTGATCAGGCCACCGTCCGGGCGGTTTCCGGTCCCCATTGTTGAGGGTCACGGCCGGGTAAGGGCACTCATGATCCCAGGGGCCTGGGGGAGGTGCACCTGCCGCCCGGACGGTCTCAAAGGTACGGCAGGTAAGGCGAGGCAGGGTCTGTTATGGCTGGGTTCGGCAGGTAAGGTGTGGCACGGCTTGGCTTGGTACGGCAATGCAGGTTAGGTGAGGTCTGGCCTGGTGCGGTTCTGCATCGTATGGTCGGGCAGGTATGGCGCGGATCGGCATGTCACCGCAAGGTGTGGTTTGGCAGGTATGGCACGTCACGGCACGGCACAGCATGGTGTGGCACGGCAGGTTAGGCCGGGCGAGGTGAGGCGGGGCCGGGTAGTTTCTGGTGCGGTGCGGTGCGGTGTGGCAGGTCAGGGAATGAACTCGTCCATCTGCGGATGCTCCATCTCCTTCTCAGGAATGGTCTCCCCTCCGCATTTGGAACAAACCCGCATCCACGCATGACCAAGAAAATTACATGCACGACACCAGCGGCCTTGTTGGCGCGGGTCCCGGATGAATTCTTTCTGCGGCCCCGCGTCAATCAGGCCAGCTGACGCGTAATCCTGGTTTTTCAGTTTCCGCAGCGCATTCGCATCCCGGTCAGAGTCCAGGTTAACGAAACTCCCCGCACCCTTCTCAGCCAAATATTTACGATCGCCATCTGCGAACCCGGCGCAGCCCGCCGGAAGATTAATTCTCGGCATCACTGCCCCGAACTGATAACAAAGTTCAACGTGGTAGTAGCAGGCGTCGAAAACCCGTAAATCGTCGCGCCCTTGCTCGTCGGAGCCCCCTGGAAGCTCGTCGGCACACTGTGCACCGCCAGCCCGTTCGAGGAAGTCACCGCAGTGCTGAGCCCCAGGTAAATAGTGTTCGCCGTGTTCAGGTTGTACCACAGAACCGACGTCGTACCCGGCGGAACAGTAAGCACTGCTGTAACAGCAGTACCCACACTGATCTGCCCGAGGTTCAAAGCCATGGGATTAAACCTTCCCTAGCAGCCACTCAACATCCGGATTGAAACTCCGTCGCAGCCGGGAAACCGCAACAGCAGAATCCATACCGCCACGCCACGCATGGAACGTCTTAGTGTCCGCACTCCCGTAACGTTCCTCAGTCTCCGAGTAAAGAGCATCCCGCTCTACTTCCCGGTCAACCTGATAATGCTTATGCAAAATAAACACATCAGGGCAGTACTTCAGCAGCCCCGCCCGCTTAGCCAGATCACCAGTCACATTGTCAATGCAGTAATGGTTCAGTTCGGGGTAAGCGAACCAGCCGAACATCCGCACAATATCCGCTGACACCAGCCACGTCTCCGGAATATCCGCACGCCGCCCGTTATTCGGGTACACCCACCCCGAACCCCCGATATCCTCCAGTGCTTTCAGCATCAGCGTATCCCAGTGCGCCGTCACCGGCACATGATCATCCCCGAGCCACATGAGATGCTCATAATCACCCGCTGAACCGATCACCGTAGCGTTCAGCTTCTCAACCAGGTTCCCGCGCGGGCTCATCACAACATGATTGTGACCACCCCAGTCCATATCTTCATACGACGGATCATCATCATCAGTAACGAACAGCAGCTCCGCCACATCAGCAGTAGCATCGAAACTCTTAATCAGCCGGGTGCACTGCGCAGGACGGCTGCGGGTAGGGACAATAACAAGAAGGCTCATTCGCGGTTCCTCACGGAGTCGGAAGTTCAATAGCATCCCAGCCGGTGCTCTCCGGCCAGGCCCAGTCCAGCGGCTTACGTGCCTTAACGAAAACACCCGGCGTCGGATCAGGCAGCAACGTAATGATCTCCAGCCCGGCACCCTTGACAATCGCCCCCATCATGTCCACCGGATACCGCCAGCAGTCCACCGGATGCGGATGATACGCAAAACCCGGCGACCGGGTAGTCAGCATCATCACACCGCCCGGCGCGAGCACCTCAACCAGCGCCCGCATCACCCCCCGCCAGTCCTCCACATGCTCCAGCATCTCCGTAGAGATCACCACACCGAACTCCCTGCCCAGCACCGGCAGGCGAACCGCATCCATGACGAGATCCACCCCGTCACCATGCTGCAAATCCACACCCAGATAAGAAGCAGGTCCCAGCCTCATCACATGACCGCGAACAGACCCGTTCAGGTTGTACGAGCCAGCCTCCAGAACATGCTGCCCCTCAACATCAGCAGCAGTCAGCGCACCAAGCGCGAAATCCATCGCAGATTCATGCATCAGATCAGTTTTTCCGTCCACGTACGCGGGGTGTTCTCCCGCTTGATCTCAATCGGGAGATGATACTCAAACTCACGCGGCCCCAAAGACTCCACCCACTCCACGTACGCTACAAGCCCCTTCCCCAGATCCCAGCGCGGCCTGTAATCAAGCATCCGCCGTGCCTTCCCCGAAGAACACGTCGCATAATGCACCTCACCCGGACGAGCAGGATAAAACACCGGCTCCGGACCGCCCGTCAAATACAGAATCTGCCGGGCAAGACCCAGGATGGTGATTTCCTCATCATCACCATCCGGACCCACATTGAACGTCTCCCCCGCAACATCCGCTGTCGCCAGCTTCAGCAGCGGACCCGTCACATCATCAATATAAGAAAAACTGCGCACCTGAGAACCATCACCGTAAATCACCGGGGGCTTACCCTGCAACGCCCGGTTGATCATGATCCCCGCAACATTACGGAACGGGTCCCAGTACCGCTGACCCGGCCCGTAAATGTTATGCGGCACGCAAATAACATGCTCCATGCCGTGCAGCCCGCACAAATTCCTCACCAGCTGCTCCGACGCCACCTTCGCAATAGCATACGGATCAGCCGGGACAGCCGGCATATCCTCGGTGAACGGCGGCACCTGATGCCCGTACCGGGACATAGACGAACAGAAGATGAACCGCCGCACACCAGCATTCACCGCAGCGCGCAGCACACCCACCGTAGACATCGCCGTGTTCTCCCACACAACCTGCGGGGAAAACACCGACAACCCCTCATACGGGGCAGCCGCACAATGGTAAACAACATCCGCATCCCGGATCAGATGCTCATACGCATCCGGGTCACGACAGTCAGTCGCCGCCCACTCCGCACCCCCCGGAACATTCTCCGGACAGCCCCCCAGCAGGCTGTCAATACCCGTAACAGTCCAGCCCTGCGCAACACCCTCACGGGCAATATGCGCGCCCAGGAAACCAGCAATTCCCGTTACGAATATCTTCACGGAACGGATGCTAGATCACGCCGGCGGTAACCCGCAACTGCGCAATATTCGTAGTGCACGAGTTAATCACCGACGACCCCCCATGATCAAACAACGACGGGGTAGACGTCGTAATCGACGTGGTACTCGTAGACGTCGCAACAACCAGCGCCTCACGACCCGAACCCGACCCGATCAGGAACGTTGTCCCCACCGGAATGTTCGCCATACCACCCGACGCCACCGTGAAAGCAGTCGTCCCGGCCGTCTGCAAACCCGTACTCAACGTCGCAGCAGCAGTACCAGCCACCACCGGCGAACACGCATACATCGTCTGAAGAACATTGAACAGCTCAAACGGACGCCCAGGAGCCAGAGGCAGCCCAGTCGCCGGAGTCACCCCCGACTGCCCGATATAAACAATGTTCAGGCCCTCATTGTAAACACGCAGGTTAGACGCGGCGCTCGTGTTCGGCGTGAAAATCCATGTCGGGATCGCAGCCACATTGACATGCTGATCGACCCCTGCGCCAAGGTTAGGCATACTTCTCCCTTAACGGAGACCCCGGCATTACGCCGGGGCCGCCAGCATTACGTCAGATAACGGAAACGACCGAACCCCACCCGATGGAAACCGAGGTGGTACCGCTGCTGATGGCGAAAATCTTGCCGGACGACGGCACCTGGCACTGAGTGAGAACAAGCGAACCGCCAGTCGGGATCTGGAAGCTGCTCGTAGTAGCAGCAGCGGTGAGACCGGACCCGAGCCCGACCCACACGTTCGCAGTCCCCGCATTCGTGATGACAAGATCACGGAAATAACCCGTGCTTGACACCGTGAACTGCGCGGCGGAAGAAGTAACCGTAGCAGTAGTGAAATACGTTGCGGCAATAGCCACACTTATTTCCTTTCGTTCATTGCGTACGGCGTTTTCGCCGCAGGATGTGCACTCGGGTCGGGGGTGAGCCGGCGAAACGCGGAACACCCATATGGTATGATGTCAACGCCATGGCAGGCGTAGCCTCGTCCGCCCTGGTGGAATCAGGTACGGCAGGTAGCGCAAGGTATCGCCTGGTTAGGTCGGGCAAGGTGTGGTGCGGTTCGGCAGGTACGGCAAGGTGACGTTGGGTATAGCGTGTAACGGTACGGTGAGGCAGGCAGGATGGCCCCAGATTCAGGTCTGGGGCCATCCTTTTTGATCAGGAGTAAGGCGTAACGTCCGAAACCTGAAGGCCCTGAAGAATGCCGCTGTAGAACGGCGCGTGAGCCACCAGAGAACCCAGCAAGAAAATTGAATACCTGAAAGTGGCATCAATAACCGGCCAGGCCACCGAAACGTAATCCTGAACCACAGTCATTTCCCACGCATTATCCACGTGGCTCCACGTCTGCGGCAGCTGGTACGACATAAGCAGCGCAGTACCCTGCGACATCCACGGGTGAACCGTCAACTTAACCGTGGACCGGGTAACCGGGTTCACGAATTCAGCGACAGCAGCACCAGCGCGGATACCGGAAATCTGATCCTGCGAAATGTTAAGCAGGTAGTTCAAGCCGGCACCCTGCAAAAGCATGTCGTTTGCGAGGCGCATAAGGTCTCCGCCGTCTGCGACAATCTCAGACGGGTCAGCCTTGTAGCTGCCAGGCGAAACGTTGTTCATGCCGTTGTTCTCCCACAGTGCGTCAAGCGCAGTAAAGAGAGCATTGGTAGAAAGGTGCGTGCCGACATTCTGGTTGATATAACCGCCCTTCCAGACATTGGAAGCCTGGAAACCGACGTTCGAGTACGGGCCTGAACCCGTAGCCGAAAGACCGGAAAGGGTCGGGATAATACCCTCCATGCGGTTCGAACCGCCGGTGCCCGTGTCAACCGTGGTCGGCTGAGCACCCGCAGTCGGCATAGCACCCTGAAGGGTAACGCGCAGACCGCCGACAGAGTTAGACGACTGAGTACCCTGGAACACCGTGGTGCCGGCAGTACCAGTACCAGACTGGACTGAGGTGCCGACCATCAGGAACAGCGTACCGCCGTTTGTCGTTACGTAAACGTTATACTGCTGTGCGCCGGCGACCGGGGAAATGGTCACGTCAGCGACCTGCCCGTTAGCGGCAGTGATGTTACCCGTAGAAGCGGAAGCGATCGACTCACCGAAGTAATTCAGTGCGCTGACCTGAACCGCAATGTTCGTGGTAACACCCGTGAAGCCGGTCTCATTAGAACCCGCAGTACGGACAGTGACAGTCGGGGCAGCCGGAGTCGGCAGGTTCTGCGAAGAACCCGCGATCATCTGGTATTCCTCACCCAGCATCATTTCCTGGAGAAGAACCAGGTTAGCCAGAGCAGAAATGTCCTCAAAACCCTGAGACTCGAACTGGGCAAGCCACGTCAGCGACTCAGACAGGCCGAAGAAACGGTAAGGAACATTCAACTTGTATTCGGTCTGGGAGCCGGTCTTCGGCAGGTTGATCGGCCAGTTAGCCGATGAGCCGGAGAACGAGTTGTTCGAGCTGGCGACAAGCTCAGGAACCGAGATGTCGATAACACCCTGACCGCCGGTCTGGGACCCGGAGATACCGAGCAGCCCGTAAACCTGACGGCTGGAACCCTGGCCCGCAGGACGCGGGAACTTGTTCCGGAACAGGGTGTAAACCGGGTAGATCAGTCGTGACGGGGCGAGCAGGTCGAACGGCACGAGACCGTACGGGACACCTGACAGGCCCAGGTTCGTCGCGGAGAAACTCTTCCGGATAGCCGAATCCCTGCTGGCCATGTGCTTGATTGCGCTGGCCTGGCGGTTCTGCCAGAAATCATTCGAGATCCCGCTGACAACCTGGTCGGTTTCCCATGCACCCTGCATAGTAGCGGTGCGGACATCCAGGATCGCCTGGTGGGACTTCGTAAGAATAGCCCCGGCATGATCAGTGTCGTTCAGCGGAACACCGCCGTTAGTGACATGACCGACACCCTTGACAAGGGTCTTCGCCTTGGACGTGAACATGCCCTCGTATGAGCTACGACGGGCCAGAGCCGCGTTAGACGCCTGGATGGCACCAGGGTTCGCGGCGGCCATCTGAGGGCCTCCCAGGCCCTCATCGGTGGGGATGATATCCGCCACACGCCTCCATTAAGGTCGGAGCGAAAAACTTCAGATAACGCCCTGGAATTTGTCAAGCGCGCTGCGGGCAGCCTCACGCTCAGCTGGATTCTCACTGGTACGCCAAGTCCGGTCGAGCTGGCGCATAATCATCTGCTGGGTTCGCTCCGCGACCTCAGCGGTAGACGGCACACCCGCCGGGCGTGCTGCTTTCCTCACCGGGTTCACGGCCAGTCCCGTGAACGCGGCAGACATTGGGTCAGGCATGTCAGCCATCTTGGTGACAATAGCCTGCTGGGCGGCGAGCTGCTCCCCCTGAGCTTTCAGCGCTGCATCCTGCGCGCTGATCTTCTCAAGCAGCGGAGTGATCGCCTCCGTCATCGCGGACTTGATGACATCCGGGTCAAGGCTCTTCACGGTGACCTCAGCGGGGGCAGCCGCCGGCTGCTCCGACTTCACGGTCTCCGGCTCAGCGTCCTTCTGAGAGAAGTTCCGGCCAAGCTTGGCACGAGCCTCATCCACGGTCATCTTCCCGGCCAGAACCTTCTTGCCGAGCTTCTTCCGCGCCTTCTTGAAAGCCTTGAAAATCATGTCATCGACTTCATCGCCGACAGGTGCCTTGAACACAGCATCCGGGGTCACCGTCTTCACCGCAGCCGGCTCAGCATCCTTCCCGATACCCGCCACCGGCGGGACCGCAGGACGCTGCTCAACCCGGTACGGGTCCTGGTCCAGCATCGGGCATGACTGCGGGAACACATGCGCGAGATGATCATGCATCGAAGACAAAGCCCGACGGGCCTTCATCTTCTCCTCAAACGCATACGTGATCACCGTCGGCGCACCCTGCACCAGCGGATACTGCCCGTCACCCTTCATGTGACCCGGCGACGGCGACTGATGTCCCGACGACAACGGCGGACGGTCGAAGCTCTGCGCATGAACCGGCCCGGAAGCAACCGACGGTGAACTGTTCGGACCGTCATACCCCGGCGAGTTAGCCGCATGCCCCCCGGTGATCACCGGCCGCTTGTACTGACCCGGCGTCACCATCCCCGGAGTCGGGTAACTGGTCGGACCAGGGTTCGCATCCCGGAACGCCTTGTGCAGCTCCAGCCGGTAATCGTTCAGGTCAGCCTCATCAGCGCCCTTCAGCGTCTCAGCTGCCTGCCAGATCTGCGTCATCAGCATGGCATTCTCAATCGGCCCGCACGCCGCGTCAACCGCCTTGCGCTGCCACATGCCAGTGTCGATAACATTCTTGATGCTCGCGAACGGATGATACTTGGCAACCTCATCCGGGTGGAACGCCGCGCAGGTCAGGTCATGCAGACGACCCATGTCCGTGTCAATGCCAATCGACTTGAATCGCAGCATCGCAGCGGTCTCCGGGGAAGCACCGTAACCCTTATGCTCCGGAGTGGCCCTGCCAGCAGGCATCGGGCTGTGCTGATATGCGTTCGGATTCGGCATCTCATCCATCGCCGGAGCATCCTTAGCACCAGACGCGGACTGCGGGGTACCAGACGGCATGCACTTCACAGTGTGCTCATGCTGCATCTTGCAAGTGGTGTCATCATCCCCGTCATCATCACCACCCGACTCATCATCCTTGCCGTCCATGGCAGGAGCATCAGCCTTAGCAGCCTGGTTCAGCCACGGGGGAAGCTTCTTCCCCTTCTTCGGCTTCTTCCCCTTAGCAGGAACCGCATCCTCCGGCTCCTTAGTGATCACCGGCTCAGCTTCCTTCTCCACGGCAACCTCAGGCTCCGCCTTAACAGCGGTAATCTCCGGCTGCACATCCTCAGACTTCTTAGCGTCGTTATTGTCATCCAACGGATTGGCCACACCAAGTTCCCTGGCCCTTCTGGCGATAAGCGCCTTAGCACCGGACACATTCCCGTGGCCAGACCTGGCGAGGATGGCCGCATTATGCAGATCTTCACTGTTAGCAATAGGGTAACTGCCATCTGACAGCGCATGCCCCGAACCCGCAAGCGACCTGCGCTCCGCCGTCGAAACATTCCGCTTGTAAACAAGCTCCTCAGCATCCGTCAGAGCCTTGAACGCCAGCTCCTCATAATGCTGCTCAATGAACTTGCTCTTAAGGATCTTCGCAAGATCATTCGGCGTGAACGTGAACGACATGTCATCAGGCATCTCCCAGGACATATCCGCCTTCCCGGCGAACGCCTTATCCGCAGCCTGCTGACGGATCGCCTGATCAGTCATCGCACTGATACCGTCCAGCGTGTTCGACACCGCACTGTCCGCAGGATCAGACAGCCGGTCCGGATCAGCATTCTGCGCCCGCACCGCATCATCCACCGCATCCCGCAGGCCATTCAGCGCACTCTCAACCCGCGCATCCCCGTCAATACCAAGAGCCTTCGTGATATCCGCATCACTGCCGAACATCTTCCCCACATACTCAGCATGCCCGTTCGCAGACTTCACCAGCTGAATACCGCACCGCTTATTCGCCGGACGGTCCACCAGGCTGATCTCAACCAGCTCACCGCCAGTGATCCGCCCCCCCGGAGCCATAGCATCCCGGACAATAGTAGGACGGGCAATCCCGACACTGTAAGCCCTCAGCGCACCGCGAGTGACCAGCGTCTTAGCAACCGGCTCGCACACCAGCCCCTTAACGAACGTTGCACCTGAGCTGTCAGTGTCAGCGGAAAGACCGATCCCGGCCGGGTCACGCTGCGCATTGTGCTGCACCCGGAGATTCGCCCCAGTGGAAAGCCATTCCTGAACAGCTTTCCCCATCCATTGCGGATCGACAATCTGATGGTCGCTGTCGAGACCGCCGTCGGATGCCTTACCGTAAACAATGACATCACCGTTCTGGTCAGTTTCCAGCTTCTCAATCGGGAAATTGACATAGGTGATTTCATTGTCACTGGTCAACGTGACGGCCATACGGCTCCCGTGGTTGTGTTAACATCTAGGTCTGCCCGACGCCCAAGTGGCGGTGCGGAGCAAGGTTCGGCAGGCTGGGCTCGGTGTGGTCTGGCAAGGTGCGGCAGGTCTGGCACGGTGAGGTCCGGCAAGGTCAGGAACGGCTAGTTCCGGTGCGGTACGGTGCGGCAGGTGTGGTTGCGCTCGGTAAGTCAGGGTGAGGCACGGCAGGTCTGGCATGGCGTGGCACGTTACAGCAAGGTTAGGTACGGCAGGTCCGTTGTGGTTCGGCTGGGCAACGTCCGGCAGGTCAGGCAGGGCTTGGTGAGGTTCGGAACGGTACGGTATGGCAGGTATCGTCAGGCAGGGTCAGGTAAGGTCCGAATACGGCACGGCAGGTATGGTCAGGCAAGGTTAGGTGCTGCAGGGTCGGGCAAGGCACGGAGAAAGGGCTACAGGGAAACCCGTAGCCCTTTCTTTATCGCCTAACGCTGCGGAATCTCACACACATCCGTCGAACAATACATTTCGCCTTCAGCCTCAGGCAAAGCTGCGTTCCGGTACAGCGAATCCCAGTCAACCGGCTTAATGTTCGCCCGCATCGCTTCCCATGCCTCACGGGAAACCCGCTGATAAGGCGCTTGCTTGTAAATGCCCTCAGCTGCCGGGAGGAATGACACCGATTTCAACTGCCCGTCGAAAGCTCGCAGGACAGCCGGGATTTCCTTCGCCTCATCCTCAGAGAACGTCAGAGTCACCGAAACTGAATTATCAGACCAGTTCCGCTGGCACAAAGCAGCCAGGCTGGCCTTCTCCCAGATGCTGACTTCCCTTTCCGGGCGCACATCCGGTCCCTCAACAGGGAAACTGACCACCATCGTCGTTTCCGGATCAGAAACAGAGGGTTCCACCGGATAACCCGCGTCCTGCATAGCCTTAACGAACGGGCTATTGGCAATGTCCCTGATAGTGCGGACGTAGAATCCGCGTTCCTTCGGCCAGTGCGCACCGGGAGTAACCCCGAAAAGCAGGGATACGGTACCGGACGGCTTGACCGTGGTGACCCGGATTGATTCACGGACCCCGAGCCATTCGGAATAGAGGCGGTCCCAGCGGCGAACCTCGTCATAGCCGGCTTCCTGCCACCGGCGAAGCTCAGTCCACCCGTTCTTCTCCGCGAACTGCGCAATTCCTGTCATTGAGGTGCCAATGCGCCGATTCCGGATCATTACTTCGTTTGTTTCCGGCCACTGCGTCATCAACAGAGTGACACTTTTCGCGTACAGGTAAGCGAATTTCAGTGTGCGCAGGTAATCCGCAAGATCCGTGCAGTTAGTCGGGAACGTCTCCACCAGCGTGCACAATTCCATGTGCTCCAGCGGCTGCTCACCGCACGGGTTAACACCCCGCACCCGGTAATCCCGGCCGTCCTTCGGATCAGACAACCGCCCGTAATTCTGGGCGATATCCTTCCAGAAAACACCCGGCTCGCCGTTCAAAGCGATCCGCTCAGCCAGATGACTGAGGTCGTCACCGCTGTGCGCGATCACGCTGTTGTTAGAGAGATGCCCCCAGCCGTCATGACCCATCCGGACTGGGTTCTTGTTCCAGTCTTTCAGGTCCAGGAAGTCGTCATCCTCCGACCTTCCCAAAGCGATCTGCGCGCTGCGCCGCACATTCGCGCTGACCACGCATTTCGCGGCCTGATTCATGATGTCAGTGATGTCAGCTGACGAAACCGTCTGCCCTGCACGCCCGGAGAACAGCTGCGCAATCTGACGGTGCAGCTTCTCCAGCGGAGCAGGCCCCGAAGCGATGCCGCCGAACGTCTTAATCGGTGCGCCAGCCGGGCGGATACGCGAGTAGTCGAACACCGGCATCCTGCCGCCAGCGAAGAACGCACGGAGAAGACAGGAAAGCGATTCGCACCAGCCTTCACGGCTGTCACCGATAGCGTGCGGGTAATGGCTTTCAGGATCTGTGATCGTGATCTTGTCAGCGCCGAGAGTGTCGAATCCGACGCCAATGCCCAGCATGCTCATCGACATCATCCGGCTGAAAGGCAGGTACGGATCGTCCGTAATGTTCTCAGTCGAGATAAAGGCGCAATTCTGGAGAGCTGAAGAGTCATGACGCTCATTGACTAGTCTCGTGCCCATCATCCACAGGCCGCGTCCCGGCGGTGACCACTTGCCTGCGAAGCAGCGCTCATATGCTTCCTGCGCCGACTGGGCAGCCTGCGCATCTGACCACGGCAGCTTGTACGTAAGAGCATGATCTTTCTGGGCGCTGTACATGCCTTCGATTACTCTGCGCAGCCCTTCCCAGAAGCGTTCCCGGGACCCGTCCGCCTTCGCCCTGGCGTATTTCGTCAACCAGCTATGTTCACCCAGCGTGTTCCCTGCCCCCGCATGGAACCCCCACGCGGGCTGCCGGGACCTGTACGCGTCAAAGAAGCTGTCATCAAGACGGAACGAGAGGTAGTCAAACTCTTCAGGCATCAGTCCTCCGCTGCCAGGTCCGGCCTCTCCCAGAGCGGAGAGAAGTCCAGCATACGAGGAGCCCACCCAGACTTCAACGGCATCACGTACCCGTACTTAGAGACAATGATGCCATGGTGCAGTTTTATTTCTAGCTTAGCGTCATCACATGCGTCAAGTAGCTGCGCAAGATTCGTCAAAAGCATCTGCGCCTGCTCATGCTTCTTACGGAACCGCTTCGGCTTCTTCCGCTTCCTCATCCCAGCCGACCTGGCCGGCTTGTGCCTGCCCATGTGACCCTCTCAGTGGTGGGACTCCTTCAGTTTCTCCCATTCTTCCAGGGCACGACGAGACGCCGCAATAACTTCAGGATGCACATGACGGCGAGGACCCCATTTCAGGTCTCCCGCAGCCCACCGCTTCACCGCCGCTATCGCCATCGCGATAGCCTTCGACTCATCCATCCCCTGATCACGCATCAATGCATGAGCAATATTCTCAATGTAATTCGGCAGTTTCTGCTTAACCGGCACCTTTTTACTGGGAGTGTGCCATAGCCCGTGAGGGCCAAGTTGATGCGGGGTTGCTTCCAGGCGGGGAGTCTCAGCGCTTTTCTCCACCTGCGCCTCCCAGTGGTCACACACGTAATCCGGGTCGATAAGACCCTCTACGAGGGTGCAGTGCGCGGATTCGAAATCCGGAGGCAGCATGCGGATCATGGAGCAAGAACCGCAGCGCTGGTCACCTTCGGATGGCCGGTAGTTGACAGCTTTCTTGTCAAGCTTGTCCATCGCGGCCTCGTGTGCTAGAATGTCAACGGTACGGCAGGTTAGGTATGGCCAGGTAAGGAATGGTGCGGTATGGTGCGGCCTGGCATGGCAGGTGAGGTCCGGCATCGTGGGGTGACGTGCGGCTTGGCTTGGCCAGGTTAGGTGCGGCAGGTTAGGCTGCGTTAGGTCTCGCGGGGTACGGCACGGTACGGCAGGTGAGGTAAGGAGCGGTGAGGTCTCGTGAGGTAGGGCAGGTACGGCGAGGCATGGCATGGCACGTTCGGGCTTGGTTAGGTTAGGCAGGTTCGGCTTGTTAAGGCGGGGTGCGGCTGGGCATGGAAAGGTGCGGTTCGGCAGGTGAGGCGAGGTCTGTCTCGGTGAGGTCTGGTGCGGTGCGGCAGGTCCGGTTTGGTTGGGCAGGTTGAGGTCTCGTACGGCGCGGCAGGTACGGTCTTGTTCGTCATCGCGTGGCAGGGCGAGGTTCGGTAAGGCAGGCAAGGTGAGGCGGGGCATGGTGGGGTGACGTGCGGCACGGTCCGTTGTTGTCAGGCGGGGTACGGGGTGAGGGATTCTCGGAAGAGAATCCCTCACTTATTTCCCGATCAGGCTATTGAAGTAAGAGTCGCCGAACCCGTCCACGGTGAAGCGGTGCCGGAAAGATCATTCGACACCACAGTCCACATTCCTGAAGGAGTACGCGAGTCCGACGCGGACACAGTGGTCGGCAGCGGGGTCGCGCCGGAACCCGCCACCGCGAACGTGGCATCCTGGCTCACAGTTGACGGGGCAGCATCAGAAACAGTAACAGTGAGAACCGAGCTGAGATCCGGGGCAGCCGCCGAGTCCGTTGACGTGTAGACAACAGTAGCGGTAATTGTGTCGCCGGAATTGTAAACGGCCTTGTCGAAGTTGATGCTGGTGATGGAGAGCGCCATCCTATTTTCTCCTGATCTTGAAAGAAGCATGCCGGACAGTGGCATGCTTTGCATCCTCTACAAACACTGTGAGTCTGTGCTTTCTTGTTCTGTACCGCCGGCGGAACCACCTGAATCGCATCATCATCTCCACTTACGCGTTTTTCGGGTCACTCCCTGAATGAATCTGCCGTGCGTGCGTCTCCTCCGCCGCCTGCCGGTCACGCGGGTCAATCAGTCCCACATAGCACAACACTGGCATGCCCAGTTTCTTGCGTGCCAGAGCCCGGTGATGCCCGTCGATAATGATCGCTTTCGGGCTGTCATTATCCTGGATGGCAACCGACGGGGCAACATGACCCGCATGCGCGCGGATCAGCTTGACGAACTCGCCGACTTTCTCCGGCTGATGCGACGCAGCCCACGACTCCACGTCATCAGAGTCGATCCTGTCCCAGGGAAGATTCACCGGCCCTATCCACCGGGCTCGCTTTATCCACTGGATGGCTTCTGGCGGGAAATTCCTCGCCATCTGCACATAAACATGCTCAGCGTCAACCGGATTAGGGTCACTGTAATCACCGGGTCCGCCCCTGCCCTTGTTTTCCCCTGGGCGGCGGAAAGCGTCACCCTGCGAAGTCAGGATCGGAACAGAATCTTCCGGATCATAAGGCTCTCCCGGGTGCCCCGCGTGCGGCTCGTCCCCCTCCGGGGTTTCAGCCGGGATGGAACCGACTACCAGTCGCATCCCCAGCTGAGGGATATCACCCAGCTTGGGAGGCTGCATTCCTTTCGGAATGCCTGCCGCTGGTGACTCCGGTCCCCCGTTTTCCGTTTCCGGGTAAAGCTGCCCGCCCTGATCCGGGAACCTTGACGTCGGCTTATTGCGGGTGCGGCGGCGAGGATATTCTTCATCATCATCGCCGCGCGGGTACAAGCGGGTTTCCCCGGTGACATCTGACATGTCATGCCAGCCGGGCGGTTCCGAAGCGCCCATTTCGCCGTCAGCCTGACCGTAATGCGGGTCGTCGGTGCCGTCGGCACGATGCGGATACGGCCACCGTGAACCTGTCGCCTGCAATTCCTGTCCAACCGTGGTCAAGAACGCTTGCTCGCCGCTTTCGTTGACTGTCCGCTGGAGTGCTTTGGTGACATGATCGCGGAGGCGGATGCTCTGATCCCAGTCTTCCCGGAACTTAGGCGTCAGATCGAGATCATCGATTTCTTTGCGCCTGAACCAGCCGGTGCCGCGTGTTTCATCCGGGGTGGACCCGTTCAGCTTCGGGTTGAAGTACCCCACATCGCACAGGTAAAGGTAGGCGGTTTTCCCGTCATCTTCCTCATGATGGAAAGTGGCCACGCAATGGAAATACGGGAGATCGCCGATTTCCTCAGTGGTTTCCCGCATTGCCGCATCCCATGGGTCCTCACCGATATGCGCGGTGCCACCCGGCATGCCCCAGGAGCCGTCATCCCGCTGCTGAAGCAGGAAACGGTATTTGCCGTCTTCATCTCGTGCACGCAGGAGCAGCCAGCAAACCCGGCTCTCATCTTCCGGGTGCTCATGCGGACGGTAATCATCATGCTTCCCCAGATGCCCCTGCGGGGGCACAACATTAACTCCGGCGGGGGCGGGGACGCACCGGCAGTTCGGGTGGAACGGGCCGCCGAGACCGCCGCCACGGTAAATGCTGTCCAAAGGAACAACACCCTCATCGGCGGCTTTCTCGCAGATGTCGCAGCAGTCCTCCGGGCTCATCAGGAGATGCTTATAGGCAACCCCGTGATCCCGGTACGCGGTGAGAGCACCCGCGTTCATTGCCCGTGCAACCTCAGTGCGGGCAATTGTCTCCGACCTGCTCTTGATGTTTTTCAGGCCGGTGCGGCTGATTTCCTCCAGCCAGTGCGCACCCTCAGACCCGATGAAAGCATCCAATTCCATGCCCGCGTACTTCTCACTGAAATCCGCTGGGGTGCCAGTAGCGAGTGACTTCCCGGCTGCGTAACCGAGATGCCATGCCTCATCCCACAGCGGGCTCAATGTCAGCATCAGTGACTTGTGCGCCTCATCGGAGATCAGCCCGTTCAGGGTGCCTGCCGAGACGAACATCTGATCCACGGACTTCCTGCGAAGATCATCCCCGCGTGTCTCCGCCTTCATCAGCGCTTCTTTGACCAGGTTCTGGTATGCGCCGACAAGACCGAGATCCCGTTCCCAGCCGGGCCACTGAACATCCGTCTTGGTAATCTCCGGGACATGGAAACTTTCAATTTCGCTTTCGGCGGCCAGGCAGAGGTCAGCAGCCCGGTCAATAGCGACATCCAGGAGGACGCCCTTGGCGATGTCCTCAGCGACGACAGCGAGAACACCCTCGCTGATGTGAACCGGCTCCCAGGTGCTGATCAGCCGGCCCTTCCGGATGTGCCTCCGCAGAGCGTCAAGTTCTGATCCGACAGCCTTCTTCCGGGACCCCGCAACACTCGACCGGGACGTAGTGCCCCCGGTTCGCGGGGTGGACGACTGGATAGCACCCAGGGCTGCCGCATGCCCGGGGGTGACCGGCTCCCGGTGTGGGGAAATCGGCGCGGGATGCGAGCCGTTCGGTTTCGTCTGCCCCCCGGCCCTCACCGACGGCTGGTTCGTCCTCGTCCGTGATGATGCGGACCTTTGCCCCCCGTTGGTGCCCTGGCTGCGGTTCTTCGGCTTAGACGACGAGGACGTGTTCCCCTGAGCACCCTGCAAGGCTGCCATGATGAGCTGCGGTGCCATGCTGAACGGGATCGGGCCCTGCGCAGTGAACACCACCGGCTCGCCGGTCTCCTGGAGACCCCAGGGTGCCAGGTCAAGACGGTCACGGACCTCATCGATCGATGCGATGCCGTTCTGCACCTGCTGCACGCCCAGCTCAGTGATCGCCTGCTTGTCCTCGTCGTTCGCGAGACCCTCGAACTGGAACCGCATGTCATGCTGACCGCAGATGTCCTGAAGGATGTAATCGAAAATGTTCGAGATCCAGTGCAGAAGCGGACGGGTTGACTTCCGTGACTTAACATCACGGGATTCCTGCCCCGCGAACCGGATCGCTGACGCAGACGGACCCTGGCTTGTCTGCCCGACACTCGGGATGATCCCGAT